CGATAATTGAACTGGGAGCTCCACGCCGCCCATCCAGAAGGTCTTAACCTGGAATTTGGCCGAGCACTCTCACACGGTTGCGTAGGAATTAGGGATACCGCGCTACTAAGCCTAGGGCGTCGCTACTTCCCCCTGTCCGTAAACAGGCCGAAAGCAGGGTCCAGCGCTGGCACACTGGGCGATCGCCAACCCACTAGTCGTTCGCAACGGTCTCACACCCCCTCTCCGGTGAGCGGTGGTGGTCACCCCCGCACAGGTGACCAAGGACGCTTTGTGCCATACAGGCAAACGGGCGTGTCCCCCCGTAGGGAATTAGGGACGTACGGACCAACGTCGAACTGCGGTTCCCAGGCCGCATACTGCCTCTCTAACGCTTCTTGCTCTCCAGGTGGCACATTGAAAGCAAGGAAATATGATATCCGCGTTGAGGGTTCGACGGGGCGCGCCTTACTACTTAAGCCCCGAGACCACCAGCGATCCGTGTCATTGCCTGGGTGGAACTTTATCCTATCCCGGCCTTTAAACTCGGTACCTGCTAGCCTCTCGTAAAGCGCTTGGTGAACCGGCACTCCACTTGCCATGGCCAGCCCACACAACCCTACAGAATTGGCCCACTTCCTCGCCTCGTTTTCATGGGAGATGTCCATTACGGTCAGAAGGTCCTTGGCTAATGCATTCCAAGGCTCCCTTACCAACCGCCAAACCCCGTCTACACACACTGGGCGCATCTGGCAAAAGGAAATACGCTCGAAGACGTCTACCATGGGTTCCACCACCGCCCGAAACCCATGTTTCAAGAAGTGGCCCTCCAATAGGGGAAGAAGCCTGAGTAAATCTGCCTCATCCCCGATGAACCCACAGTCGTCGCCGTTCAAGATCACCTCCACATTGCACAGACCGGTTTCAAGCAACAACTCGCCAAGCATCTTGGCCATCAGCAAGTTGTTGCCCAGTGATGTGTCCATGTCCCCTGACGTCCTATGACCCTCTAGACAGTACCTGATAAAGGCACCGACTACTCGAGCCCAACCCTTATTGTGGATGACCCAACCGAGCAATTTCTTCAGCTTAGGGCTACGCCACAAAAGGTTGTACAAGAAATGGGTCCACCGTAGGGCGGGGACTGACACACACTGTTCGAACCGCTTCATATCCAGCATTATAGCACGGGGTTTTGCGAACATCTCCCACTTCTCACGAATCATGGAAGCGGCTTTCTCTGCATTGACTCCCTTCACCACAGTTCGCAGCTTACTCCTGTGGTGTGGCCCATGGATTTTGATGAAAACTTCGTCTATCGCCTTGTATAATAGACTCTCCATGGGCCGGACAAAGCACCCTACCTCTAAGCCATAACGAGCGCTCCGAGGTTGTATTGGTCTTGGATCATACTTCGTGTCGGTCTCCTTTTGACACTTCACGAAGGCCTGCATATGTGCGTCCTTGGGCTGTACAGCTGACACCTCCAAACTTTTAGCCGCGTTGGTGTACACCGTCCGTTTCCGAGGGTCTGAGCATCCGTCGATGAACTCCTGATGCGTAAGGACCTTGGGACGTCTTGGCAAACACTCAACGAACAGCTTACTAATATCGGAAGTGGTCTCCCACGCGCACACGTCAGGCGGAGGTGGATCGAGGAAGCGTCCGTGGACCTCGATCTTAAACATCCTCCTTACCAGTGCATTGACCATGTTATTCTTGCTGTTATTGTAACACCTCCACCCGGTGTCCGGGGCTGGACCCAGCAAGCGATATAAAGTCCTGTCCCTTTTCATGGGGGCCTCGTCCCTAACAACTAAGCGGTCGCCCAGTTCGGCAATGACGTCTTGAAGTTTTGTATTGTCGACGTCTATGCCGCGGCCTCGCTGTAGGCAGCCCTAGCGTGGAGGAGGGGGTAGAACCCCCTTCTTCCTGGCCTTGAATGCCTCCGAAGCACCATACATCCTGGCCTCGGTTTCAGCGACGCTCGGGGTGAAGTATAACTCGACCACCATCGGGAGCACGCGCGCCATATGCGCCACTCTCACATGGTGGGCCCGCAAACATTCACCCGCCCTGCGCAACATCGCCTGCCTGTTAAGGGGCGTGTCCTCCAGCCTGCCGTACTCAACGTACAGTTCTTGAGCAACAGCCGTCACCACCGCGGAATACTTCCTGCCTTTAACAGGAACCGCTTTGTCCCCATCCTTGGGACCAAGACACTCCTCCACCTCGTTGTCCCCGTTGTCAAACTCATGCAACAGCGCTTTGATTGCTGCCCCGTGACGCCTGTTAAACTGGAATCTCTTCCAAGCCTGAACGCCAACGTAAGCAATGCCAGTGAGCGCGGGAACAATGAGCTTGCCAGCGTGTGCGGAGAGAAGGTTTGCCATTGTGGTGATGTCGATTGGGCGGAT